ACCTCAAGCGGATCTCCGCTGGGGCTCAGGTCCCAAACTGGTCGCACTGAGATCTTTATGCGCTCAGGAACAGACTTGTTCCTCGCGCGGCGTAGATTCATCAATCCTGATGATTTGCGCTTTGCTGTTAACTTGGAATATGGCGTTAACGATCGTACTATACGTACATTTGTCTGCGCCTATCTCAAGTTCCTCACCGACAGTCCTCTTCTTGAGAATCGTCGAACTGATCGTGAGTATAAGCATTTTCTTGCTCAACTTACGAGTCAGCCGATCCTTACGATCGTAAAGCGATTCTCTGCGTTGTCACACGCCATACTCTCTAATGAGTATGCGTTCGGTGCTGAGTCCACACTACACGTGTGGCTCCCCGAAATGACAAAAACTCCTATATTTCGCGAATATCTCGCCTGGTACAGGAGTGGTGACCCTGAGCTTCTACGATATATCATCTCGTTTCTCACTTTTGGTAAGAAACTTGAGTATATTGATGAAGACTTCAATTCCACCGCATTACGCGGTTGGGAGAAGGTCGAAGAGCTGATTGGTGGCATAGATTTCGATAACCACAAGCTCGTAGAGAGCATGCGGACGTGCATGTATGCACTTATCGGAGATCTCCCGGCAGACCCATGGTATCCCAAGTTTGGGAATGGCCATGTATCTGAACGGAGGGTCGTCACACCTTCTGACAAGTTGAATGATTTGTCATTGGATGCGAAGCTATGCTATGCCTATGCTCGCGGCGGTAATTACCGCCATGAGCTAGGTCTTGGCCCGATGATGTATTGGGCCAGCGGAGAGGTTAAACATGCTGGAGTGTCACGACTAGCTTTCGTCCCAAAAGACGTTACTAAGTCGCGGTCTATTTGCATGGAGCCGAATGCGTACATGTTCTTTCAACAAGAACTACTACGCAAGATGGTCCAGCTTATTGACAATGGCCTGGCTGGTCGTTTCATACGACTCAGCGATCAGAACCTGAATCAGAAGCGAGCCTTATTGGCAAGCATGACTTTCGGCTCTGATACCATTGATCTCTCCAGCGCATCCGATAGCGTCTCTGTGGAGCTCGTCAGGAGGATTTTTCCTCCTAGACTACTCTATCATATGCTAGCTACTCGCTCATCCCAAGTCGAGAAGCCTGATGGCACGATTGTTCGTGTCAACAAGTTCGCTCCTATGGGATCTGCCGTATGCTTCCCGACGCAATGTCTCGTATTCCTTTGTACGTGCATTGTGTCGGCCCGGATGTGTTTAGACAGCAACTTTGATACGTGGGATCTCTCCACTACCTCATGGGTTGCCTTCATAAATGAGGCATTCCATCGAGATGCTGGACTCAATACTGCCTACTCGGGCAGATTTGAACCTCCACGTATCTACGGAGATGATATCATCTGTGACGTTCGTACCACAGATGCTATCCTCAATCTACTAGTGAGTCTTGGTTTCCAACCAAACGTTTCTAAATCGTTTATTGGAAGCTCCCTTGTTAGGGAGTCATGTGGGATTTATGCCCACAATGGCCACGACATCACCCCTTGCCTTTACCGTATACCCCATCTTTCAGGTGAGGTAGACGCTAGAGTGTATAGCTCCATTATTGGAGCTATTAATCGTTTCCGCGAGTCGGGTTACCCCGGCGTTAGCGGTTACCTCTTATCTTTACTCAGGAATACGCGTTATAAAAACCGCATTCCTTTTGTTAAGACAAGAACACTCTTCGGCATCTTCACGGAACATAAAGACTTCCGTGAAGGCGACAAATTCTACCGTACTCATCCTGATTATCAGGTGGGCACGCAGTATGTCGCGGTGTTGAGAAGCCGATATCATGATCCAGCATCTCGCTGGGTCGATGAATATCGGTACACTCAATGGTGGAGAACCAAGGTGGAAGGGAACATTCCAGAGTTTAGCTCTGCCCTATCCATCCGCTCTGAGGAAACCAGAGTC